AGCGCCAAAACCACCCAGGACCTGGCAAAGCAGCGTGATGCTCTCGCCAAGCTGACCAAGACTGGCGCCTATGGCGAGGCCGAGGCGGCGAAGATCTCGGCACAGCTCGACAAGCAGCAGGTGGCCTTGGCCAAGTCCGCTATGGACGAGCAGAAGGCGCTGAATAGTCTGCTGGGGGCGATTGACCCGGCCCGCGCTGCACTGGCAAAGCTGGACAACCAGGTCGAGCAACTGGGCAAGCACCTGGATGCCGGCCGTATCAGCCAGGATCAGTACAACACTGCCTTGAGCAAGATCGACAAGGACTACGCCAAGCTCGAAAAGACCACCACCGGTTTCGACAAGCTGCGCCTCGGCACCCGCCAGGCGCAGGAAAACGTCGTACAGCTGGGCAATGCCCTTTCCTCGGGTGACTGGGGTAGCGGTGTGCGTGCCGTTGCTCAGTTGGGCGCCGGGGCGGGAGCAGGCGCCGCTGGTCTGCTTGCCATTCTGGGTCCGATGGCCCTGGCCACCGCAGCCGTGGGCGGCCTGGCCGTTGGCTATTACAAGGGTAGCGAGGAGCAGGACAAATTCCGTGAGTCCCTGGTAACCACTGGGAATGCCGCTGGCACAACCTCGTCATCGCTTGCGGCCATGGCGAAGCAGGTCAGCACTACCATTGGTACTACTGGTTCGGCAGCGGCGGTTCTGGCGCAGTTGGCGGGCTCCGGGAAGATCGTCAGCGGTAGCTTCGAACAGATTGCTATTGCAGCCCTCTCGTTCGAGAAAGCCACCGGCAAAGCGGCATCTGAAACCGTTCAGGAATTTACTAAGCTGGCTGATGACCCGGTAAAGTCGGTCGTTGCGCTCAATGACAAGTACAACTTCCTCACAGCCGCTGTGTACACCCAGATTCGGGCCTTGCAGGAGCAGGGCGATACGCTGGGCGCCCAGCAGGTGGCAGAGGGGGCATACGCAGATGCGCTGATCGAGCGTGCTGGCACCATCATCGGCAACCTGGGCACGGTCGAAAGCGCATGGAATGCAGTTAAGGGGGCCGCCAAAGGTGCCTGGGACGCAGTGCTTGATATCGGGCGCGAAGATACCTTCGACGAGAAGTTCGAAAAGCTCGCCGACCGTCTGAATACGCTACGTAACGCTAAATCTAACCCGATGATCCTGGGCGACAACCCGGACATGATGATGCTCAGTGGCGGCGAGGCCGGAGCCCAGAGCGACATCACCTCCTTGTTGCAGAAGGAAGTGGATGATCAGGCGAAGGTCCGGCGTGAAATGTTCCAAGCGCAGGATATTCGTGAGGGCACGAAGGCCTATGAAACGCTGCAAAGCAACCTCGACGCGACGGCATCAAAGTCCACGAAGCTGACCAAAGCGCTTGAGGAAAATCAAAGGCGTATCGCTTCTGCGCGACAGGCAGGCTACACGTTCACCGCCGCGGAGGAAGCGGCTTTAGAAAAACAGACCCGCGACAAGTTCAAGGACTCGAAAACCGTCGGCACCCAAGTTGATCTGACCAGCTTCAACAACGCCAAAAACGACTTGGCGGCGATCACCGACACCTACAAAAACTACCAGAAGGAACTGGAAGCGGCGCAGAAGGCAGGTCTGCTATCCGAGGAAGACTATCTGCTGCGGCGCCAGGCGTTGATCGGCAACCAGCTCGACCAAACGACGGCAGCCTACAAGGCCGAGATTGCTGCGCTGGAGGCAGCGAAGGGCAAGAAAACTACCTCGGCCGCGCAAAGCATCCAGCTGGACCAAAAGATCGCCGACGCGCGAACAGGGATGGTAAAGGCGCAGAAGGATGCTGACAGTCAGCTCGAAGTGCTCGCTACCAACGAGACCGGGCGCCTTGCCAAACAGGAGCGGGCGATCAGCACGTACGTGCAGGCGCTGGGGCAGCAACAGCGGGCCCTGGAGCTTGCCGGCCAACGTGCAGTTATTGGCGTAGGGCTGGGCGATCGCCAGAACGCGCTCAGCGGCGAACTGAACAGCCAGCAAGACCGGTTTGCGCAGCAGTCGCTGGAGTTGGCCAACCAGAAGTCCGACCCATCGCGGAACATGTCGGAGGAAGAGTTCAAGCGTAAATCGCAGGCGCTCGCGGACGCTAACAAGGCGGCTACCGACCAGATCCGGCAGAACTATGCGGATGTGGAAAATGCCCAGGGCGATTGGACGAAGGGGGCGACAGCTGCCTGGGATAACTATCTGGATTCGGCGCGAAACATCGCCGGCCAGACGAAGAGCCTGTTCGGTAATGCCTTCAGTTCCATGGAGGATTCCATCGTCAACTTTGCCATGACCGGTAAGGCGTCGTTCTCGGACTTCGCCAAATCGATCCTGGCTGACATGGCGCGTATCGCTACCCGCCAAGCCAGTTCGGCTTTGCTGGGTAGCCTGGTTGGCGCAGCAGCGAGCTACTTGGGCGGCAGCGCCGCGGGTGGAGGCAATGGCATGGCCGCCGGGTCTGCTGGTGCCGCGTCGTCAAACCTCGGGGCATCATCTGCCGGATACTCCAGCACCTACTTTCCGCAAGCCAAGGGCGGCGCATGGTCGGGCGGTGTGCAGCTGTTTGCCGATGGCGGCGCCTTCACGAACTCCATCGTCAGCAAGCCCACAGCGTTCGGCATGGCCAATGGTAAGACCGGTGTCATGGGTGAGGCTGGCGAGGAGGCAATTATGCCCCTGACCCGGACGTCGAGCGGCAAGTTAGGGGTAATGGCCATGGGCGGCGGTGGGGCAGGCGGCACGCAGATCAATGTCGAGGTGCACATCGATGGCGATGGTAATGCGTCGTCCGCCGTCGACGCACCTGGCTACGACGTATTCGGCAAGGAGCTGGCGACGTTCGTAGAGCAGAAATATCAGGAACTGCGCTCTAAGGATATGCGCCAGGGCGGCGTCATCAACAAAGCAATTAAGGGGCGCTGATGGCTATCGAGCGATTCATCTGGGCAACGGAGAAGGGCGCTGAGGGTGATATCACCCAGCGCGTCCGCTCCAAGCAGTTTGGCGATGGCTACGAGCAGTCGGTCGAGGATGGCCTCAACAACCGGTCGCAATCCTGGCCGGTGACCTTCACCGGTTTGAAGGGGCGCATCAAGGACATCATGGCGTTCCTCGACCGGCACAAAGGGGCGAAGGGCTTCCTTTGGGAGCCGCCCCTGGGTGAGCTTGGCCTTTACAAGTGCAACGGCTACAAGCCAGTGCACCGCGGCGGCCAGGTCTACGCCATCACCGCGACCTTCCAGCAAACCTTTCATCCCTGAGATAACAGCCCATGGCACTGATCACGGACATCCAGAAACTGGAGCCCGGCGGCGAGATTCGCCTGTTCGAAATTGACGGTACCGAATACGGCGCCGATTACTTGCGCTTCCACGGTCACGCTATCCCGCACACGCCAGAGGAATTGCTGGCCTACGAGGGCTCCGAAGAGGACCTGCCCGCCAAGTCTATTATCTGGCAGGGGCAGGAGTATGCAGCCTGGCCGGTGCAGATTGAGGGTATTTCCTCGAGCAGCGATGGCACCGCCTCTCGGCCGACTTTCGCCGCGGGCAACGTCAACGGGCGCGTCACGGCGCTGTGCCTGGCTTTCGAGGACATGCTCAAGTTCAAGCTGACGGTCCGTGAGACGCTAGCCCAGTACCTGGATGCGGCGAATTATCCGGAAGGCAATCCAACTGCCGACCCAACCCAGGAGGCGCTGGAGATCTGGTACATCGACCAGAAAACCAGCGAGGACGGCGAGGCGGTGGTATGGGAGCTCTCCTCCCCGAGTGAGATCGATAACCACGGCCTGCCCGGGCGGCAGATGACCACGTTCTGCCACTGGGCCATGACCAATGGTTACCGGGGGCCGGACTGCGGCTACACCCGCACGGCCATGTTCGACGACGAGGACAACCCCACGGATGACCCGGCACTGGACCAGTGCAAGGGCTGCCTGTCGTCCTGCAAGCTGCGCTTCGGCGAAAACAACGAACTGTCCTTCGGTGGATTCCCCGCCGTTTCCCTCATTGCCCGGAGCTGACCATGCGCAAGCACATCATTGCGGCCATCCAGGCGCACGCGGCGGCGGAATATCCGCGCGAGTCCTGTGGACTGCTGCTGGCTATCGGGCACAAGCAGAAGTATTTCCCGTGTCGGAACATCGCCATAGAGCCGAGCGAAGAATTCCGGCTAGATCCTGAGGACTACGCCGCGGCGGAAGACTTGGGCGAAGTTATCGGCATCGTTCACTCACACCCGGACGCCACCAGCAGGCCGTCACCGCACGACCTGGCCATGTGCGAGGCCACAGAGCTGCCCTGGCACATCCTGAGTTGGCCCGAGGGCGATCTCAGGTCGATCACTCCAATGGGCAGCACCCCGCTGCTCAATCGCCCATTTGTTCATGGGGTTTGGGACTGTTGGGGTATTTGTGCCGAGTGGTACCAGCGCGAATGGGGTCTGGAATTCGAAGCCTTCCAGCGCGCAGACGGCTGGTGGGAAAACGCGGAAAGCGCCAGCCTGTACGAGCAACACTACGAGGCGGCCGGGTTTGTACGCGTCGACCGGCCGCAGCGCGGCGATCTGATCGTCATGCACGTCGGGCGGACGGTTCACCCGAATCATGCCGGGATCTACCTCGGCACCGATCCGGTTCTACCAGGGGAAGAGTCGGGCGCCTTCGGGCCTGGGCCGTTCCTGCTGCACCACCTTTACGGACGACCTTCAGAAATCATCGTCTTCGGCGGTCCCTGGCATGAACGAACACGCCTGATCCTCAGGCACAAAGACGTAATGCAACCAACATGATGTGGCATTGGCTTAGGAGGCGAGCGTGAGAGAATTATCAAATTGGCTCACGGCGCAAAGCCACGCGAACCTGGCGCGCTTTGCAGAGCGGTTGCCTCTTGAGTTGGAACAGGTAATCGTAACCAGTGCGATGACTGAGGCTGCCATGGAGTACATCTACAGCCTCTACGATCCGTTAATGTCCACTCACCTCTTGGAGGAGGTTTTCCGGATCATGGCAGTTCTTCAGCCGAAGGTTCTGGCAAAGACAGAAGTGCCTCATTCACCTTGAACGAGATAGCGTCTAGATTGGCAAAAACCTTTACGAGAGCATGTTCGGGAATGTCAGGATGCTGAATCAGGCCGGCGAACAAACTCAAAGCCGAAAACGTTGTTATCAAACCCACCGAAAGCTGCTTGAGACTGTGCAGGCTGAATTCCTTGGCGAAAGCTGAGTCATCGCTGTTCCTGCGCATGATGTTAGTGGCTTGGGCAGCCTGCACTCCCTCGGGAGAAGGTGTCCATTGCCAATGTGCGACCTCGTTTCGCAATAGCGATAGCTTCCGATATTCGCCGATAGCTTTCGAGAGCCTTGCGTTCAGCTCAGAACTGATTGGCGGTTGCTTCGCTTTCGCCATGTCGAGGATGGCTTTTGTCATGCCTCCGGCTTTCAGGTTCAGGGATTGAATCAAGATGTACGCAGTCGCAGCGGATACTCCGGAGAGCGTCACGAATAGGTCAAGAAGAGGTGGGTCGCATAGAGCGTGATTAATGACGATCTGCCCAATCTCCTGCTTCATTTCATCACTGGGGCCTGCTCTATAGCCCCAATTTTCGTATTCGTTGCCCATAGCGACGTCCCGGTCCTAAACGCGCCGATATTGGCGCAACCCCAGTCCTTGGGCTTGCAGGCGAAGGACTGGGAAATCCTTACTATCTATTCGGCCTGATATCTCTCTCAAGATCCCACTCGTCCGCGACGTCGGAAAGGTCCGCATCATCAGACTTTCTTATGCTATCAATCAGATCACGCAGGCCCTGATGGTCGATATCTGCTGGAGGTTCATCGTCACCAGGGTGTGCCGCCGGGATGAGGGTATCCCGGACATACTCTGCGGGTAATTTGGTGCCATGCAACTCCCGATCAAGAACCTCTCGCGCTGAGTGAGCATTATCAGGATTGCGAGGAAGATCTTCCGTTGCTTGTTTAATTTTATCTGCGCGTAGCTTGTTTATTTCGATCATTTGCTCAACTCCTCCGTGACTTGATTGAGGCATAACGCTACTACGCCAAGCCCTGGCCCCGTTACTGGCATTCCATCCACGCTGGATGCCTGGCCAGGCTCAATACAAAGAGTTGGATCAATTAGTCCATTGGGGCATGATCAGATCAAACGGATCAGCAAACGAAAATTGGGGATTTTTATGTCTGGCAAGCCTTTTGAGCATGGTCGCTGGAGCGTGCATGAAAACCGAGGCCCTGGTGGCCCAATCGGCTACATCGTCGATGGAGTAGGTGAAGAGGTTCGCCCTGGTGCAGGTGCTTTTCAAATCAATGACGGTGTGCTGTTTGATCCTCAGGGCAAACGCTTGGGATACTTGGCTGCGCTAGAGGATAGCTGGGTAGTTAATTTGGGGGATTATGAGATTGGTCATGTATTAAGACGCGCAGTCCGCTAACTGGCGCAATTCAGGAGCTAATCCAACTCGCTGGGCTTTTTGCTTTCTGCGGCCAGGTGCTACAGCCCCGCCAAACCAAAGAGGGAACGACATGAGGGGCTTGATAGCGGCGGTAGCGATGGCTATATCTTACTCGGTGGCCTCAACGGCAATGGCTTCTGACGACTTCAAGGTGCAGGTTCTCACTCGGGCTCTCGCTTATCGTGAATGTGTAGAGTTATATGCTCGTGCTCACTCGGGCCCAGGTGCATCCCCGACTGAGATTGCAGACGCCTCGAGTGTTAGGTGTCAAAAGCAGTTTGAAGAGTTCAGAAGCTATTATCAGGCCAACATCGTAGATAACTTCCCTATTGACGCATCCAGCGCAAAATCTAAAAACGTTACGACTCAAGCAAAATCTTATCTGCAGGCGCAGATGATCCAAAGCTTGAAGGAGGTGCAGGATGCTGCTAAAGGCGAGGCGGCGGCTATAGTGATCGATCAGAGAAACCGATGAAATCAAAGGCCAGCCCCGAGCCGGGTTTTCTGCATCCACCCCCAATGCTACAGTCCCGCCAAACCACCGAGGGAACGACATGCGGATTCTGATAGCGGCGGTAGCGGTGGCGATGCTGGCGGGTTGTATGGCGCCAACCATGAACGAGGCTCGCCAATCTGGCCCGTACAAGGTTCTCACTTCCAAAAAATCGGACGCCGCGCTCGCCAAATGCGTCCAGTACGAATGGCAGAACCAGTCGATCTTCGGCGGCACGCCTGGCGCAACTCTTCAGACTGGCCGCGATACGGGTTACACCGTGTTCACAGAGGGATCCCAGTACTTCGTTGACATCCAGCCTAAAGGCCCGGGGGCCGAAGTGAAGTATTACGTGGTGGTCGGAAACTGGATTGCGAATAAGCGATTGGCTGCGCTGCAAGGCTGCCTATAGTCAGCAACACTTCACCAAAGGCTCGCTTCGGCGGGCTTTTTTATCGCCCGGAGAAAAGTTAATGGCAACTCTCGCTATCAATTATCAACCCATGACCACGATCTTGCTTTACGGTCAACTTCGACAGTTTGGCCGGTCCTTCCGCATGGCTGTGAGTTCACCAGCAGAGGCGGTCAAGGCGCTGTGTGTGCAGATCCCCGGATTTGAACGCTTCCTATCGAACGCCAAATCACGGGGGATTGAGTTTGCCGTATTCCGAGGAAAGACGAACCTGGCAGAAAAGGAGCTTGGGTTTGCGGGTGGCGGCAATATTCGAATTGCCCCGATCGTCACCGGCAGTAAACGCGGCGGGGCGTTGCAGACCATCATCGGCGCTGTGTTGATTGTTGTCGGCCTTGTCATCACCGGTGGCACCTTCGGCGCCGGCACACCTTTCGGTTCAGCTCTGATCATGATGGGCGGATCGATGGTGCTGGGCGGTGTTATTCAAATGCTCAGCCCCCAAGCCGGCGGCCTTAAGACCAGCGCAGCGCCCGAGAATACCCCGGGCTACGCCTTCGGCAGCGCCAAGAATACAACGGCCTCCGGCAATCCTGTGTCGCTGTGTGCCGGCCGCCGGCGCTGGGGTGGCGCGATAATCAGTGCCGCGATTTATGCCGAAGACCAAATGTGAACCCGGCATCCGGCAGGAGCACTTTTGAAGCCGCATATAATGGTAGACAGATAAAACCCCTCACTATTGCGGTAACAGGCGTTTATAGGGGTTAGCCCTTCCGACAACAGGTAGCGCCTCGAGCGTAGGTAATAGGGCACCTAATAAGCTACAAAAACCCTCACAAGAACAGGATAGGTCGCTCAGCGAGAGTGGAAAATTGCCAATTACCATGGAGAGAAGGCTTAACCCTCACGTAGAGGGATAACAAATAGTCGGGAAACCGACACCCTGAGGCGCTGATGATCGAGAGATCGCCGGGCCAGAAAAGCAAAACCCCCGGACGCTCGCAACGTGCCGGGGGTTTTTATTTCAACCCCTTGTTAGCACCAAGAGGAGAACTTGATTGGATATTAGCAAAATCATACGAGAGGTACGAGTGATGGCAATGAAAATGCCTGCTTGGCGGTTCGTTCTGCTCTGCATGCTCGGAATGATAGTCGCAGTCGGATATCTGGCTGGGAACATCCCTTGGGACAAGATTCTTTAGCGTTCGCAGTTTTAAACCACACACCGCCCAAGAGGCGGTTTTTTTATGCCTGGAGAAAAGCATGGGCGCAGCACGCAAGATCGATGTTTATGGCGCTAAGGGCGGTTCCGAGAAGCCTAAAACCCCCACCGAGGCCCCTGACAGCCTGCGCTCTGTCGCCATTGCGAAAATGCTTATTGCCGTGGGTGAGGGCGAGTTTGATGGTGTGCCCACTGCCAAGGACATTTTTCTCGACAATACGCCGCTGCAAGACCCGCAGGGGAACATGAACTTCCCGAACGTGAAATGGGAGTGGCGCAGCGGGGCTGTGGATCAGTCCTATATTCAGGGCATCCCATCGGTCGAGAACGAAACAACCATCAGTACCGAGCTGCGCAGCGGCACGCCATGGGTTCGAGCGATCACCAATACCCAGCTCTCGGCTGTACGTGTGCGCTTTGCCTGGCCTGCGCTCCAATCGGTGGACTCCGGCGGCAACATCAACGGTTACACGATCGGCTATAAAGTCGAACTCGCAACGGACGGGGGCACGTACCAGGAAGTTTTGAACGAGGCCGTGTCCGGCAAGACCACCAGCCTGTACGAGCGGACCCGCCGCATCAATCTGCCGCGCTCGACAACTGGGTGGCTGCTGCGCATCACTCGACTGACAGCCAACCAGAACAACAACAAAATCTCGGACACCATGCAGATTGCCGGCTTCACCGAGGTGATCGACGCGAAGATTCGGTACCCGAACACCGCGCTGCTTTACATCGAGTTTTCTGCTGAGCAGTTCCGCAGCATCCCGGCAGTGACGATCGAATGTGATGGTCGGAAGTGGCAGGTGCCGAGCAACTACGACACCAGGTCGCGCACCTATACGGGCGTCTGGGACGGTACGTTCAAAGAGGCCTGGACCGACAACCCTGTTTGGCACACTTACGGAATCACCACGAACGACCGCTTCGGCCTCGGCCGCCGCATCAAGCCGTGGATGGTGGACAAGTGGGAGCTTTACCGGATCTCGCAGTACTGCGACCAGTTGGTGCCTGACGGGAAGGGTGGCCAGGAGCCGCGCTTCATCTGCAACCTGAACCTTCAGAGCAAGGCTGACGCCTGGTCTCTGCTTCGTGACATATCCACGATCTACCGAGGCATGACTTACTGGGCCCAGGGCCAGGTGTTCACCCTGGCGGATATGCCGCGCGCCACCGACTTCGACTTCGCCTACACCCGGGCGAACGTCATCGACGGCAAGTTCACCTACTCAAGCGCATCGGAGCGCACGCGCTACACCAGGGCACTGATCAGCTACGACAACCCGCTCAACAACTACGATACCGACGTCACCGCTGTGACCGATGCCAAGTTGCAGCGGCGCTACGGCGATAACCCGCTGGAGATCAGCGCGATTGGTTGCACCCGCGAGTCGGAGGCGCAGCGCCGCGGTAAGTGGGCACTGCTCACCAACTCCAAGGACCGGGCCGTTACCTTCAAGGTCGGCCTCGACGGGCGTATCCCGCTGCCTGGCTACGTGATCCCTATCGCCGACGAACTCCTGGCCGGTCGGCCGGTTGGCGGGCGTATCTCGGCGGTGAACGGCAAGGTCATCAAACTGGACCGTGATACCCAGGCCAAGCCCGGTGACAGGCTGATCCTCAACCTGCCAGACGGCAAGTGCGAGGGGCGCACCGTGCAGTTGGTCAGCGGCCGACAGGTCACCGTTACCGTTGCCTACTCCGTTGCGCCCGAACCCGAACTGGTGTGGGCGCTGGATGCCGACGATCTGGCAATCCCGTTGTACAGGGTGGTAAGCGTGGCCCGGCCGGAGCCAGGCGTGTTCGAGATCTCGGCCGTGCAGTATGACCCGAGCAAGTTCCCGCACATCGACACCGGCGCGCGCCTGGAAGAGCGCCCAATCAGCGTTGTGCCGATCACCGTGGTTCCGGCGCCGGCCAGCGTCACGCTGACGTCGAGCTACGCCGTGAATCAGGGTATCGCTATCAGCACCATGAACATTTCGTGGCCCGCCGTTTCTGGCGCGGTCGCGTATGACGTGGAATGGCGCAAGGACAGCGGCAACTGGATCAAGCTGCAGCGCACTGGCGCGACGAGCGTGGATGTCACCGGCATTTACTCGGGCGCCTACCTGGCCCGCGTGCGTTCGGTGAGCGCCTTCGAAATCTCGTCGATCTGGAAGAACTCCGACCTGACCAACCTGGAAGGAAAGGTTGGCCTGCCGCCGGCGGTGTCGTTCCTTAAAACCACCAGCCTAGTCTATGGCATTGGCATTCAATGGGGCTTTCCACCTGGTGCGGAGGATACGCAGCGCTCGGAGCTTTGGTATAGCCAATCACCGGACCTGACCACTGCTACGAAGCTGAGTGACTTCAGCTACCCACAATCCAAGCATGAAATGCAGAACATCCTGGCGGGTGCGAGCTTTTACTTCTGGGCTCGCCTGGTGGATCGCACTGGCAACGTCGGGCCGTTCTACCCAATCCCTGGCGCGGTGAATGGTCGCGCCAGTTCGGATCAGACCGAGTACGACAAGTACTTCGCTGAGAAAATCGGCAAGGGGGCGCTGTACCAGAGCTTGAGGGAAGAGATCGACCTAATCACTGGCGACGGTCCTGGCTCGGTCAATGATCGGCTGGAGAAGGCCAAGCAGGAGCTGGAAGACCTGATATCGGAAGTGGTCGATGCTTTGGAGTATGTGCCCACAAATACCTATGCCAAAGGCGATATGGTTCGAGTCGGCCAGAAGCTGTTCCAGGCGACCACTGCTGTCCCGGTCAACACCACCCCGCCGAATGCCAGCTATTGGTTCGACATGGGCACCATCGCCGAAACCAACGCAGCCATGGCCCTGGAGATCAGCAAGAACAAGGCGGCAATTGAAGAAGTGGACGGCAAGGTCACGGCCACCGCCGAGCGCCTTGAGGGTGTTTATGCCCTGGTCAAGTCCGACTCTGCTGGTTCGGAGGAAGGAAGCGCGGGTGATAGCAGTTCCTCTGCCGGCGCCTGGTCGCTGATGTCTGTCATCGCTGAGCGGGATTTTGCCCAGTCCACACGGACTGACATCGTAGAGGCGAATGTTCGAGAGAACACGGCAAGCATCACGACCGTGCAGAACGCGGTGGCTACAGACAAAGCAGCCACTGCCGAGGAGATCAAAACGCTCAAGGCAGGCGTCGGGGACAATGCGGCGGCGGTGCAGATCGTGAGTAAGGCCCAGGCCACCACCGAGGGCAAGGTTTCGGCAATGACGACAATCAAGGCTGAGACTACCGTCGGCGGTAAGAAGGTAATGGCCGGGCTTTCTCTAGGGTCTGACGGAGACACCTCAGAGATCCTGGCATTTGCTCAACGCTTCGCCATTGTCGATGAGGTCAGCGGCAATTTGATTACCCCATTTGTTGTAAGTGGCGGTCAGGTCTTCATCAATCAGGCCGTGATCAATACTGCTTTTATCCAAAATATCATCTTGGGGATGACGCTGCGCTCGGAGGCAGTTGACTCCTTGGGTAGGCCGCTGCTTGAGATCAACGTCAAAGCGGGGACATTGACGCTTCGCGGGGAGGGCGATGGTGGTTCCTCTCTTCTCAATAATGATGGCCTCGCCGTTTACGAGGGCACTGTTCGCCGAACCATGATCGGGAGGCTTCGCGCCAATGGATAGATATGGAACATGGGTATTCAACGAGAATGGTGTTGAGACCTTTGGTATGGATGACTTCACTGTTCAGCAACTAGCTGTTATCTCCCTGCCTGCAATTAAGGGCAGGGGCGACGGTTACAGAGGTGATAGCTCTGTTTACGACATACCTGGATATGACAAATCAAACTGTGTCGTAGTAATTACACCATCTGTATATGCCGGGTATGACCAGCCCGGCAACAATCCCTCGGCTTGGGGGTACTGTCCGACGTATGTGGATGCTGGCGGTACAAAAATAGGAATTGTGCTCTATGCCAATACATCAGTGTTTAATGGTGGTTCCGGAAAGTGGCTTCCCATATGGGTGGCAAACACGGTGCCGTGCACCATAGAAGTATTTAGGGTGTTGTGATGAGCGATAGCTACGGTCTGTTAGTTACCAACAATCGCGGAACAATTTCAATTAGTAGTGAAATTAAGGTGCTCGTATTCTCCGAGAGGGGAACCTTCTATGTGAAGTCGCAAAATACGGATAGGCCTGGTTACGGATCCTACACCTTTGCCAGACCCATTCTGTCCAAGGAGACCCCACAGCTGTTTCTGAGAGCGCAAGTACCGAACCTCCCATCCATCACACTTTATACGACTATGCTTGGCGGCCCTGGGAATTGGACGGGATTTAGGGTGACGACTGGTGCATACGGCGGTTCATCCCTACAGAGCCACCTTATGGAATTCGTTGTTTGTAAATATACCGACACTCGAAGCAAGGATGAGTTCGGTGTAGAGATATATGATAAAGACGGAAAAATTTCATTTTCATCTAGCGATAAAATTATTCGGTATAGTAAGTTTACAAAGCAGTGGGGCAAATCTGTCGGGCAGTTCGCAGATGTTTATGTAAGCGGCGTGGCGATAGACTCCGATGACTTCATTTGTGTGTCCCAGTTTGATAGAGGCGTGGCATGGTTCACGGATCAGGCTAACTTCGCATCAATGAATATTCTGACAAATTGGACGCCATCGCTAAATATTCAGGTAAGCAAAACACTTACTAATACTTATGTTGATCCTACGTGGTCCTACTTTAGTATCCCCATTTGTAAGTTCCCGATAGCTAGATACAACAACCCATAAGGTAGGGCGCAAATATGGCAAGATCTGAAATTATACTTGGGACGCCACCGCTAGGCTTGGGCGGTGATCCTCCCAGGACTGCAAGCACGAAAATAAATGCAATGACCCTGGAGCTTTATTTGTTCCTGGGCGGTTCAGGTGCAAATCCGGCATTGCCAGCAGCCCTGCCTGTGAGCAAGGGTGGCACAGGAAACACCACGGGCACAGCAACAAAGCTGGCCGCCGCCGCCATGGTGGGCACCGTCTCGCAAGTTGGCGCCGTTCCTACCGGTGCAATCATTGAGCGGGGAAGCAATGCCAATGGGCATTTCACAAAATACGCTGACGGCACGTTGGTCTGTTGGGATGCTGTGGGTTTCTCCGCTGGCACTACCGTGGGGGCGGGCAATATTTTCCAATCGCCACCGGTCCCGGCAAGGTCGTTCCCGGCCTTCTTTGCAGGCGCTCCGAAAATTTTCATTACAGCGAGCTGTGCCTTAGCTGTCTCCGTATGCGTGATCAGCGGCGATGCCAATGCTCCAAGCTGGCCCCCCGCTCTGTGCCAGGGTCCTTACAACACCGGCTCAACATTTTATCAAGGCATCATGAACTACATGGCTATCGGGAGATGGTACTGATGATTATTAAGCTTTCACCGCAGCGCAGGGATGACGAGCTTTCAGTGAGCAAGCGCAGTGACGTGCTGACGATCAATGGCGAGCGCTTCGATTTTCGCGGTGTTCCAGAGGGAGCGGTTCTTCCAGCCTCGGCCGTGGATAGCGATTTTGTAGTAGGCGATGTAACGAGGGTCGACGGAGAGCTTGTTGTGACGCTGACTCTGCCCGTGGGGCCGGAAGCCAGTTACGCCGCTAGATTCCCAGAGGACATCGTTAATCCACCTGACGGCAACTTGAGGCTTCCAGTATGAGCAGCATCGATTTTAGCCAAATGAAAACCATCGAGCAGCTGCGCACCGAAGCAAAGCAGGCTGAGTTGGATTCGATACTGAAGGCTCGGAAGTCTGCGTACGCCTCTGAGTCTGATCCGATTCGGCTTGAGGCTGACTACGATGCCATGAGCCAAGGGCTCACGCCGGATTACACAAAATGGTATGCGTCGGTTTCAGCTATTAAGGCGCGCTTCCCGCTCCCAGCAGGCGATGACAACACCGAATCGTGATCAGTTGACAGAACACCACGGCCGCCTTGAGCGGTTTTTTTCGTCTGGAGAAAAGCATGCCGATCAATGAGCAGCAGTTGCTGCAGATCCTCCCGAACGCCGGCCACCAAGCCGGCGTTTTTGTTCCTGCCCTGAACACGGCCATGAACCGCTATGGCAT